AGATCGAGGTGCCGGAATGATTAGAACTGTAATTAGTTGTGATAGATGCGGTTCTCAAATCGTGTGGAGAGGTGTGGTAGCCAAAAAATACCTTGAAATAAGGGCGAGAGAGGAAGGTTGGGCCGCCGGAAAACAGCACCTTTGCGCTAAGTGTAAACCTGAAAAGAAGGAGGAAAAGAAATGAAAGATTTAAGATGCCACACCGTTCACTTGTTTTTTAAAGTGTTAGATTCTGACATGTTTGGCGGTGACGGGACCATCGGGTATGTCAACTCTAATGCTGGAGAATGCTGGCCTGTACCGAACGAAGAATCAGAAAAGAGACATATCGAAAAGATGAGAAAAATATTTGCAGATCAGATGGAAGTTCCGGTTGATAAGGTGATTCAGATCTCCAGGGATGAGTACAGGGGGAACACTGAAGAAGAGGATGACGACTATGGAGATGAGGACGAGGACGATTATGGAGATGAGGACGATGAATAGCTTACCTGAAACCTGTTACGATTATCGGTTCGATGCCAACGAGGCTTACTTCAGCGAAGACGAGGAGGAGGAGGAATGAAACAGATCACGAAAGATTTCTTAGAACTAGCTAATTTCGTATCACACGAAACCCACAAGAGGCAATACCCAAAAGAAACATTAGAAGTTGTGTCAAAGTCTCTGGTGAGTCTGGATAAGCACTTCCGAGAACAGGAAGATCCAAAGACGTACGAAAAAGAAAGATTGAGTTACATCGAAGCATATGAAGAAAGGATGATAAGTAAATGGAAATAACAGTAAAAATTGAAGCACCTGGTCTGATGGAGGCTCTGATGGCAATCGCTGAACAGATGCAGGCCCATAACGCTCTACTCGGAGGAGAGACAGCACTTAACCAAGGACCTGTCATGGTTCCTCCTGTCCCTGCACCCCCTGTTCAGCCTGATTATGTTAATCCGGCACCAGTCCAAGCACCGGTTCAGACACCTCCTCAGGCGGTTACCCCCGCACCTGTTACTCCAGCACCTGCTCCACCTGCTCCGCAGCAAGCAGCCGCTCCAGTAGTCCCCACAGTGGAAGCGCCATCCTACACCCAGCAGGATATGGCCATGGCGTGTGTCCAGCTGATGGATATGAAAGGCCAGGCTCGCATCATGGAGATCATGGCTCAGTTCGGTGTACAGGCTCTCACTCAGCTGGATAAGTCACAGTATAACGTTCTTGCTCAAGTACTGAGAAACGAAGGGGTGAACATCTGATGCCCGATAGACACGCCCTCTTAGGCCCTTCTGGCGCAGACAGATGGCTGGTGTGCCCTCCAAGTGCAAGACTCTGTGAGACCTTTCCAGAGACAACCTCAGTTTATGCGGAAGAGGGCCGTCTGGCCCATGAGATCGCAGAGCTGAAGCTTTTGAAGTACATCACTCCCATGGGGCCAAGAGCCTACACAACGAAGCTGAACAAGCTTAAGAAGAGTGAACACTACAAGACAGAAATGGACAAGAATACAGACATCTACCTGGATCATATCAAGTCCATCGCCATGGCCATGAGCGCCACCCCATTCATCAGCGCAGAAAGAGAAGTCAGCTATGAGGAATACGTTCCGGACGGCTTCGGTACTTCGGACTGCATCATCATCGGAGATAACCTTCTCCACGTTGTGGACTATAAAAACGGTGCAGGCGTCCCTGTGAGCCCGGTAAACAACCCTCAGATGAAACTCTATGCCCTGGGTGCTTATCTCATGTACAGAGTCATCTACGGCACCTCCATCGAGATCGTACGGATGTCCATCGTGCAGCCGAACACCATGGGGGAACCAGTGGAAACCTGGGAGACCACGCTGGAAGAACTTCTTTCTTGGGCTGAAAGCATTAAGCCCGTCGCGAAGCTGGCCTTTGATGGCCAAGGGGAATTTACCCCTGGTGAAAAGCAGTGCAGATTCTGCAAGGCAAAAGCAATCTGCAGAGCCCGTTCCGAGTACAACCTGGAAGTGGAAGGATTCACAAAACCCATTCCGATGCTTCCGCCACTCATTTCGGATGAAGAGGTCGGAGAGCTTCTCACGAAGACTCGTGATCTCGCAAAGTATGTAAAGGACCTGGAAGCCTATGCTCTGAAAAAGTCCCTGGAGGGAATCGAGATCCCCGGCTGGAAAGCAGTCAATGGAAGAGCGACGAGAACCTTCACCGACATAGACAAGGCCTTTGAACATCTGGCCAGTCTAGGTTTCAAGAAGGAAGTCCTTTACGAAACGAAGCCCATCACCCTTACTGCCGTCGAAGAACTTGTAGGTAAAAAGGAATTCAAGGAAAAGCTTAGCGATTTCGTGATCGCCCCTCCTGGTAAACCTACTCTCGCAATGGCCTCAGACAACAGGCCCGCTATCACCTCTCAGCCGTCGGCCGCACAAGATTTCGCACAAGAAATAGAAGAGTAAAGGAAGGTAATATTCATGGCAAACGTAAATCCAAGACAAGTAATCACAGGTAGAGTAAGACTGACATTCCCCCATCTTTTTGAGAAGTATTCCGCGAACCAGGGCCAGGAGCCAAAGTTCTCCACAACATTCCTGATTCCGAAGAGCGATGTTCTCACCAAGCAGAAGATCGATGCGGCAATCGCAGCCGCCACTAATGACGGTGTCTCCAAGTCCTGGAACGGTGTGAGACCTCCGATGGTTCCGAACCCAGTTCATGACGGTGATGGCGTAAGACCTTCAGACGGTCAGCCATTCCCTCCAGAGTGCAAAGGTCACTGGGTGATCACAGCATCCAGCAAGCAGCAGCCTCAAGTTGTGGATCTCGGGCTAAACCCTATCATGGTCCAGAGTGAGATCTACTCCGGCGTATACGCAAGAGTATCCATCAACTTCTTCCCCTACAATGCCTCGGGCAAAAAAGGCATTGGGTGTGGGCTTAACAATGTCCAGAAATTAGAGGATGGCGAGCCGCTTGGGGGCAGAACAACTGCAGCCAATGACTTCGGTGATGCCGCACCATCAAGCGCACCTCATGGGTTCACTCCAGCACCTCTATACACTGCAGCGCCACAGCAGTACGCAGCACCTGCACCCCAGCAGTATGCCCCACCTGCTCAGCCTCAGTATGCACCTCCTCAGCAGTATGCACAGGCGCCACAAGCACCGCAGGCACAGCCTCAGTATGCTCCGCCCGCACAGCCACAGATTGACCCTATCACCGGACAGCCTGTAGTGCCTCCAATGGGCTACTAAAATGCCCGCCAAGATAAATATCGACATCGAGACATATTCGGACATAGACATCAAGAAAGCAGGGCTGTACAAGTATGTACAGTCCCCAGCTTTCGAACTGCTTCTCTTTGCTTACAGCATCGATGACGGCCCGGTGAAGATTGTCGATATCGCTCAAGGTGAATCTATTCCAGATGAAATCATACAGTACCTGGCAGCTCCTAATATCATCAAAAAGGCTTATAACGCCTCGTTCGAGTGGTACTGTCTCAATAAATTCTTCTACTCTCCCCTATCCTCCTGGCAGTGCACCATGGCACAAGGTCTTTACTGTGGCTATACTGCAGGGCTTGGCCCTACGGGTGAAGCTTTAGGCCTCCCCCAGGACAAGAGAAAGCTAGGCGTGGGAAGATCCCTGATTAAAACCTTTTGTGTTCCGAGGAAACCCACTAAAGGTGACCCAAGGACGAGAATATACCCTAAGCATGAACCGGATAAATGGCAGCTCTTTAAGGATTATTGCATCCAGGACGTCGTAACAGAGAGAGCCATAGAACAGAAACTGATCAATTACCCGATGCCTCCGGAAGAACAGTATATGTGGCAGATTGACCAGATCATCAACGCCAGAGGGATCAACGTGGATCTCCATATGGTGGCCGGTGCTCTAGAAATCGCGGAGGAAATCAATAAGGCACAAATCGCGGAAGCAAAGAAGCTTTCCGGTCTGGATAATCCCAAGTCCGTGGCCCAGCTGAAGAAGTGGCTGGAGACTGAACTGGACGAGGAAATCGAAAGCCTTAATAAAGAAACAGTCGTCAATATCCTTGGCTCTGACTCCGTACAGGAAAACGTGCAGAGAATCCTGGAACTAAGGCAAGAGTTTTCCAAGACCAGCAATAAGAAGTATGAAGCCATTGAATCTTGCGTCTGTAGCGATGGACGAGTACGAGGACTGCTGCAGTACTATGGTGCTAACAGAACGGGACGCTGGGCCGGTAGACTTGTCCAGGTGCAAAACCTCCCGAGGAACTACTTGGAAGGTCAAATGCTGGATATCGCCAGGAACATGGTCAAAGCCAGAAACACAGACGCCCTGAAAATCATCTACGGCAATGTGCCTGATACGCTCTCACAGCTCATCAGAACGGCCTTTGTCCCCTCACAAGGAAATACCTTCCTAGTGTCGGACTACAGCGCCATCGAGGCCAGAGTGATCGCGTGGTACGCTCAGGAGCAATGGAGACTGGATGTGTTCCGGACTCATGGAAAAATCTATGAGGCTTCCGCCTCTCAGATGTTCGGTGTTCCCATAGATAAGATCACAAAAGGCAATCCAGAGTATGCTCTCCGGGCAAAAGGAAAAGTCGCTGAACTTGCTCTAGGCTATCAAGGATCCACCGGTGCACTCATTCAGATGGGCGCGCTCGATATGGGCCTTACGGAAGAAGATCTCCCGGATATCGTGCAGCGATGGCGAGGTGCAAATAAGCGCATTGTGGACCTATGGTACTCCGTGGAAAACGCGGTGATGGATGTCATGAACTACGGTCTTCCCGTGGCCATGCGTGGCCTTGTATTCGCAAGAGAAGCAGATTTAGCCCGAGGCCTTGACTACTTAACTATCAGACTCCCTTCCGGGAGGAAGCTTTACTACGCAACGCCCCATCTGACAAAGAACCGCTTCGGCAAAGACAGTTTAGGTTATTGGGGCATGGATCAGGTAAAGAAGAAATGGTCTCCTCAGGAAACCTATGGCGGAAAACTGGTGGAGAACATCATCCAGGCAACTGCAAGAGACTGCCTGGCTCTGGCCATCCAGCGCCTGGACCAGAGAGGATATCGGATAGTAATGCACATACACGATGAAATTGTAATAGATGCACCGGCCGGTACTGATCTCGATGTTGTCAATAACATCATGGGGGAGCCTATCAGCTGGGCTCCAGGATTAATACTGAGGGGTGACGGATTTGAAACAAGCTACTACAAGAAAGACTAGGAGGTTACTCCTATGGTGAACAATAAGAAAATAAGGATCAGCCGGGCCAACAGCAGAAAATCTCTCTCGTGGCCAGTGGAAGAGCTTCTATGGAGCCAGTTTATTGAGAAGCTGAAGACCCCGGTGAGATCTGCAGAGACCTATGAGGCTTATCTCAAGATGAGCACTGGGGAGCAGGCAGAACTGAAAGACGTCGGTGGATTCGTCGGTGGAACTCTCAGAGACAACAGACGGAAAAATGCCAATGTCCTCTCAAGAGACCTGGTTACACTGGATCTCGACAATATCGAACCTGGAAAGACAGAAGAAGTCCTGAAGAGAGTAGACTCGCTGGGTTGTGCCTTTGCAGTCTACTCCACCAGGAAGCACAGCTCATACAAGCCCAGGCTGAGAATCATCTTCCCTACAGACAGAACGATGACCGTGGATGAGTACGAGCCCATAGCCCGTAAGATGGGAAGCTATCTCGGGATGGCCTTATGCGACCCCACTACCTTCGAACCCGTAAGACTCATGTACTGGCCTTCAGTCAGCAGCGATGGAGAGTTCGTCTTAACTTATGGAGATAAGCCCTTTCTCTCTGCAGATGGTATTCTCCGGGCTTATAAAGACTGGAGAGATATCTCAGAGTGGCCCGAAGTGCCAGGGGCCGACAAAGCCCACAGAAAGCTTGCAGACAGACAAGGGAATCCTAATGAGAAGCCTGGCGTCATCGGCGCCTTCTGCAGAACCTATGACATCTATCGGGCGATTGATACATTCCTTCCTGGAGTGTATGAACAGACAGACCTGGCAGACAGAATGACTTTCGTCGGTGGGTCCACCACAGGCGGAGCCATCGTATACGATGATGGGCTATTTCTTTTCTCCCATCATGCAACGGATCCGTGCAGCGGAAAACTGGTAAATGCTTTTGACCTCGTAAGACTACATCTTTTCGGTGACTTGGATGACGAAGCCAAGGACGGGACTCCGGTCTCTAAACTCCCCAGTTTCGTCGCAATGTCAAAGAAAGCTGTAGCAGATGAAACTGTATCTACTCTCATCAGCGCAGAAAAGTACACCCGCGCTACCAAGGAGTTCAACGGCCCCGTGGTTTACACAGAATGGTTCGCCCTTCTAGAGAAAAACCAGACCACCGGAGAATTCAGTAAAACCACCAAGAACGTATCTATTCTTCTGAAGCACGATCCTAACTTAGCCGGCCGGATCCATAAGAATCTCTTCAGTGATTTTCTCATTGGTACGGCCCCTCTACCCTGGGGTAACAGGGTGAACGAAACCGGGTACTTCACCTGGGTGGACGATGACGACGCAGGTCTTCGGATGTACGTCGAAAGCGTTCTAGGGTTCAGGTCCCGAGAAGTCATCGATGATGCGCTCAGGAACCATGCAATCACCCAGGGGATAAACCCCCTTAAAGACTACCTGCAGGCGCAGAGCTGGGACGGCATAAAGCGCCTGGATACGATCTATGTTGACTACTTCGGGGCCGAGGACAGCGCCTACATGCGTACAATAGCCCGTAAGGCTTTCGTGGCAGCTGTGGCCAGAGTCATGTGCCCTGGCATTAAGTTTGACTATATGACCGTCGTCAATGGCCCCCAGGGTATCGGTAAGAGCACCTTCTTTAAGATCCTCGGCAGGGACTGGTTCTCTGACAGCCTGAAAACATTCGAAGGCAAAGAAGCTGCAGAGCTTCTGCAGGGTGTATGGATCATCGAGGTCGGAGAGCTGGAAGCCTTCAATAAATCGGAGATCAACACTGTAAAGCAATTTCTTACAAAGACAGATGACCAGTACCGCGCAGCCTATGCACGGAAAACAGAAAAGCATCCACGGCAATGTGTCTTCTTCGGAACTACCAATAACCACGAGTACCTACGGGACACTACCGGGAACAGACGATTCTGGCCCGTGGAAGCTGCAGTCTTTAAACCTAAGAAAGCAGTCTTCAGAGATCTGGAGAATGAAGTGGATCAGATATGGGCTGAGGCATATGCCTACTGGGTAGCGGGTGAAACTCTCTACCTGGATGACAAAATGGAAGCGTAGGCAGAAATGATGAGAAGCAGCCATATGGAAAGAGATCCCCTTCAGGGTCAGATAGAAGAGTTCTTGGAGAGACATGTACCGGAAGACTGGCAGAAATGGAATGCCGATAGAAGGAGATTATTCTGGATGAACTCTGAAACTGAAGGCCTGAAATTAGTCCCCCGTGATCGCGTGTGTGCAGTAGAAATATGGAAAGAATGTCTCGGAGAATATAAGAATTTACCGAAACATGAGGCCCACAGAATCAACGGAATACTTGAAAGTCTACCAGGTTGGGAAAGAGGTACGGTTATGAGATTCGGGGCGGGATACGGCAAGCAAAAAGGCTTTAAACCTTTGAGCACCAATGGTAAATAGGAATGTCAATCACAGTGTCAACTATCTTTGAAAAATGTCAACCACGGGAAAGTTGACAAAATGAAGAATGTCAACTATGTCAACCAAAAAATCACTGGTGGTTGTCGCTTGTGGTTGACGCCTAAACCATTGAAAACACTAGCTTATATTATTTTGTCTACTATATTTATTAATTTATCTATAGAAGTAAAGTAAATAAGTAAATTAAGTAATAATACGTATTTTGTACCACATAGAACGCATACGCGTGATAACTCTTACGCGAAATAAGTGATTTTGGTAGACATCTTTTTTAAAATTCGAATCGAGGTGAGTTATGGAAAAATTGAAAACCGAAAGCCAGATAGAGGCATACTTGGTTAAAAAAATAAAACAGCTTGGGGGGATCGCTTTTAAGTTCGTTTCTCCCGGCAATGCAGGGGTGCCTGACAGACTTGTGGTTCTTCCTGGAGGAAAGATCATCTTTGTGGAACTGAAAAAGCCAGGAGGTAAAACCACTCCGCTGCAGGATTCTCAAATCGCAAGGCTGATGAAATTGGGATGTGATGTGGGAGTCGTCCACAGCATCGAAGAAGCAGATGACTGCATCGAGTACTGCAGAAGGAACATAGAAAGTGACCGGAAGGAGTGACGAGGATTGAGGTATACACCGCATGCTTATCAGAAATACTGCATACAGAGAGTGATCGCTGAGGACAAGCTGGCCCTATTCCTAGACATGGGTTTAGGTAAGACAATCATCACACTGACGGCCATAGCGGATCTAAAGTACAATCGCTTCCAGGTGAACAAGGTTTTAATCATTGCACCGAAGAAGGTGGCCGAAGCTACCTGGAACAGAGAGATTGAGAAATGGGATCATCTGAGCTTCCTGAGAATATCAAATGTCTTAGGATCACAGGCAAAGAGAGTACGGGCTTTGAATCAGCCTGCAGACATCTACATCATCAACAGGGAAAACGTCCAGTGGCTGGTGGACTACTACAGAAATGCCTGGCCCTTCGACATGGTGGTGATTGATGAAATGTCCAGCTTCAAGAGCCATTCAGCTAAAAGGTTCAGGTCCTTGGCCATGATCCGGAACCACATAAAGAGAATCGTGGGACTTACTGGAACACCGGCCCCGAATGGGCTAACGGATCTCTGGAGTCAGATATACCTGCTGGACCAGGGAGAAAGGCTTGAGAAAAAGATCACCCACTTTCGGGAGAAATACTTCGAACCTGATCAGCGGGACCGGAACACAGTATTCAGCTACAGGCCAAAGGCAGGATCCGAAGAGGTCATCCATCAGAAGATTGCAGATATCTGCGTGAGCATGAAGGCGGATGATTACATCAGTCTTCCGGATATCACTTACAACGTGGTACCTGTGGTCCTGGATGCCAAAGCGGAAAGGGCCTACAAGGAACTGGAGAAGAAGATGCTGATTGAGGTAGACCCGGAGACCGTGATTAACGTGGCCAGTGCAGCAGCATTATCCAATAAACTTCTTCAGCTGTGCAACGGTGCCATCTATGGTGAAGACCGGGAAGTGCACGAGATCCATAACAGCAAGCTGGAAGCATTTCAGGAGACCATAGAACAGCTGAACGGATCACCGGCATTAGTCTTCTACAACTTCCGGCACGACATTCCCAGGATCAAGAAGGTCCTGGAGAAAATGAAAAAAGCAGACGGATCTCCTTTAGTGGTGAAAGAGCTTTCCACCAAAGAAGAAGAGATTCAGTGGAACAACAGAGAGATAGACATCCTGCTTACCCACCCTGCTTCTGCAGCTTATGGGCTTAACCTCCAAGACGGAGGAAACCATATCGTATGGTTTGGGCTTAACTGGTCCTTGGAACTGTACCTGCAGGCAAATAAAAGACTACATAGGCAGGGCCAAAAGCAAAAAGTATTTGTCCATATCCTGGCAGTGGAAGGCGGCAGAGACGAAGATGTGATTACAGCATTGGAAGACAAGGATAAAGCACAGGAAACGCTGCTTGCAAGCCTGAAAGCCAGAATCGAAAAAGCGAAGGAGGAATAAACTTGGCATTCACATACGAATACACCTATGACCATAAGGGCAAACCTAAGAAAAGACTCTTCCCGGATGAGCCATACTGCGAGATCACAGTCATCCCTTCGGATCTCTTCGAGGTAGACAAGAAAGGCAAGAAGATAGCCGTATTCAATACCCGCAAGGTAATAAAACTGATTGTGGCCATCACCACACCTGAAGAGAGAAGACCCTTTGAGCAAGAGCTTATGAAGATCCCACAATGGTACGCGGAGTATATGAATATATCAGTCCCGGCAGTGCTAAGCAGCCAAAGACGAGGTAAGAAGCATGAAACGTAAAATCCCAAGGAAGTATCGATACAAGCCCCCTTCCCCACTACCGGAGAAGGTATTCATCCTGGTATGGGGAGCAACCGTCACCGGAAGATTATACGCACAGGAGGTAATGAAAGTATGAGTCCAGAAGAAATGAGAGCGAGAGAAGAGTTCTTTCACCAGGATCAGCCGAAGAAACCACCTTTAGGAGTAAAGCCTAGATGGCTATGGGATGAGATAAGAGCGAGAGACATCCAGGAAGCGGCAGTTAGATACTTTAATGCGGAGCATCTGAAAATCCCGATTGAGTGGATTGAAGAGTATAACGAGATCTTAAGGAGAATGGAGGAAAAGAAATGATCATAAGAAAAATCACAGAAGTGACCGAGACTGAGACCACGGAAACCTTCCAGCTGATCTGCCATGAGAAGGACGAGGGCTGGGAACTGACCCGCGAAGAGATGGAAAAGCTTAGGGCCATGACCGAGAAATCCTTAGAGGGTTTCCACATCAGGCGACAAAATGAACTGCTTCGGGAATTGAGTAATCTCAACGAAGAATTTCAAAGCAAGGCAGGCCAGATAGATAAGCTTTCAGAGTTCATCTTAACAAATATCCCGGGAGAGCCATCCAGGAATGAGGGGGCAGTAGATACAGCAATTAGACTCTTGAAAGAGAGGCAAAACCCTGACCAGGCAGAAGAATGTCCGGACTACATCGAGCCGCCAGCACCTGAAGTAGTATGCGAAAACGGAGTCTGCCACCTGGTTCTTCCGGAAGAGGAAGAAGTCCCAGAACCCGAAGCTGAGGTAACAAAACCCCCCGAAAATCTTACGAAAACGGTAGAAAAGAAACAAAAAGAAGCCAAAAACAAACAAAGAGACTGGCAGAAGTACATCGACATGGGAAACAGCGGTGCAGGTAAAGATGAGATCAAGAAGGCGCTAATGGCTGACAAGGACTGCAGAGCCAGCGTAGCAGGAATCTACTACGCACGGCACATTCTTCCACACGTCAACCCGGTGAAGGTACTTAAGCCAGTAGATACTACACCTGAACCAGGGAAGTACTTCACAGAAGAAGAAAGATTGAGGATTCAGAAGAAACTGGGGCTTAAATAAAGGGGGCCAGGCATGACGAGACAAGACTTAGAGCAGTACCCTTCCCTGCTGAAAGAAATCGAAGATCTAAAGTCAAGAGTCCGAAGGGTGCAAAGAGACCACAAGGCCTTCGAAGTAGCTGATACAGTGAAAGACTACACTAAAAATAAGACCATCATCATCAGGGGCATCGATTGGGATTCGTATGATCGGAAAGTGGAAAAGTACATCAAGCAGCTAGAGAAAAGAATCGAGAAAGCTGCCACACTGAAATGTGAGATTGAGGACTTTATCGCACAGATCCCTGACAGCCTCACCAGGAGGATATTCACACTGAGATACATGGATGACAAGAAGTTCCATCAAATAGCCATAGAGCTTCACATGGGCGGAGAATCAACACCCAGGAAGAAGCATGATAGGTATCTTGAAAATTATTTCAGTTTGTCCGATTGTTCCGAAAAACCTATGTTATAGTTATTATAACCAAGAGTATACCTCCCAATATGGCTTTTTGGACATAACACCTCCTTTCAATGAGAGATCCACCCGTATCCCCCGGTGGATCTCTTTTATTATGCTGTAAAGGCGTGAAGAACATGGCCATGATCAAGAAAATTAAGCACTATGCGATATTTACGGTTTCCAAGTATCCAGGATTCACAGTAAGGAACGATAAAGGCACGTATGAAAACCACGTACACCTTAATACTCTTTCAGACTGTGAGAGCGTCATCCGCTGGGTTGAGAAGAGAATCATCCCAAGGCAGGCGCATTTCCGGGAGAGCTGCAGACGGCTCACAACGGACAGGAAGTATAAGCAGAGGCTTGAGAACCATAAAGACAAGGAACCTTACTACAATCCAAGTAAAGGGGTGAAAACCCGATGAGAAATTATATTGTTTATAAATGCCCGGAATGCGGAACAGAGTTCGCCATCCATAAGGATTTCGTAAACTCCACCAGGAACTACATCACATGCCCGATATATGGAAAGCATAAGAAGATAATCGTTATCGGGGCCTACGATGACTTGGAGGAGTGTATGAAGCATCCGAAGTACAGGAGAGGACCCAATGGATCCATCAGGCAAGATTGATCTCAGGATAGATCCTTTTATCGGTCCATGGTACTTCGACGGAGATGATATTCAGTTTGTCGTCATAGATCCATGTGAAGATAAAAGCACTGAGTCCTGATAGAAAATATAAAACCGACAAATAGCGAGGTGAAAGCTTTGGCCAAGCAGCCTAACGAAAAAGTTGAAAAGGCCAAGAGCCTATATCTCAAAGGTACTAAACTCATTGATATTGCGACCAAGCTTGATCTTCCTCCTGGAACAGTCAGGAGATGGAAAAGCGTATATAAATGGGATAACGAACGTTCGGATAATAGCGAGCGTTCGCAAAAGAAACCTCGAGGTGCGCCAAAGGGAAATACAAACGGGAAAGGTGGTCCACCAGGAAACAAGAAAGCTGAAAAGTACGGCTTTCTCTCAAAGTATCTTCCAGGTGAAACCCTGGAGATATTTAACTCTATAGAGAACGCCAGCCCTTTAGATCTTCTCTGGCATACGATCAAGATGCAGTACACGGCGTTTATAAGAGCTCAGAGCCTTATGTACGTCAAGGATCCGCAGGATATGACCAAGACGCTCATCGAAGAGAGAGATGGTAATACCTGGGGCGAGAAATGGGAAGTGCAGCAGGCCTGGGATAAGCATGCGAACTTCATGAAAGCTCAGTCTACAGCCCTTTCTGCATTGACTTCATCAATCAACAGATATGAGGACATGCTCAACAGGTCACCCATGGCCACAGAAGAACAGCGCCTCCGTATCGAGCTGCTGAAGGTAGACATCGACAACAAGCGAGGAAACGATGAAGAGCTGTCCAAGCTGGACCGTATGCTGGAGTCCATAGATCAGGCTGCAGAGCGCAGAGGTGATCCGGATGAATAAGTGGTCAGATAAACAGCTGGACTTCTGGAGCAACGCAAATCGGCGCTGGAACATTAAGTCTGGCGCGACAAGATCCGGAAAGACCTACATGGATTATTTTAGAATCGCAAAGAAGATCCGAGCTTGCAAAGGCCTGGGTCTTATTGTTTTATTAGGCAACACCAAAGGAACCCTGGAAAGAAATATCCTGGATCCTATGAGAGAGATTTACGGGCCTTCCCTGGTGGGAACCATAGGATCAAATAACACGGTCAGACTCTTCGGCAAGAAAGTCTATGCCCTGGGTGCGGACAAGAAGAACCAGGTGGCCAGAATCCAGGGTGCTGCCATTGAATACTGCTACGGCGATGAAATCACGACCTGGGCCGAAGAAGTATTCATCATGCTCAAATCCAGAATGTCTACGGCGAACAGCTGCTTTGATGGCACCTGTAACCCGGATCAACCGCAGCACTGGTTTAAAAAGTTCCTGGATTCCGATGCAGATATATATCATCAGCATTACACGATCTTCGACAACCCTTTTCTTCCCAAGGATTTTGTGGAGAACCTCTGCAAAGAGTACGCGGGCACGGTCTACTATAACAGGTTTATCCTGGGGCAATGGACAAGAGCTGAGGGAGCGATTTACAAGCAGTTCGCAGGTGAGCCGGAGAAATACCTCATATCTAGAGAAAAAGCCATCAAAAAAATCTACAGCCACATTAACGTGGCAGTGGACTTCGGAGGCAATAAATCAAAGCATGCTTTCGTTGCGTGCGGGATGCCTGGCAATTACGCAGAACTTACGGCGCTCATGTCAGAGAGGCAGGAACCAGAGGATCCACTGACTTTAGAGAAGCAGGTCATCGCCTTTGTGAAAACAGTAATCGAGCGATATGACCATGTTGATTACGTGTACTGCGATTCAGCCGAACAGGTCCTCATTAAGGGAATCAAGAAAGCCATGGAGAACAATGGCCTCGGACATATATCCGTGAGGAACGCCTGGAAATCAGAAGTGAATGGCAGAATCAGGGCCACCATACGACTCCAGGGGGCTTTTAAGTTCTACTATACAGAAGACTGCAAATCACTCAAAGAGGCCTTAGAACAGGCCGTATGGGACGAGAAAGAGCAATCTGACACGAGACTTGATGACGGATCCAGTGACATTGACACACTGGATGCCTTTGAATATACCTTCGAGCGTGATATCAAGCGCTTAATCGGATAGAGGTGATGAGATGTTTCAAAAATTAATTGCGATGATAAGGCAGGTGATAGACAAGATGCTCAGTAAAACAACCATTCGTGAGGCCATAGATACCGATATCGAAATCTCAGACGAGATGAGCGATGCGATAGATCTCTGGCACAAGATGTACCTGGATAAAGCGCCTTGGGTGGCAGGCAGCAACGGAAAGGTTAAGAGCCTTAATCTCCCCTCTGCTATCGCCTCAGAGCTCGCCAGGCTCGCTACAATCGAAATGGCGAGTGAGATTACCAAAGCGACAGAAAACACCTCAGAGGGAGAATCTGAGGGCGCTGAAGGGTATGAGGATATTAATGAGTTTTACCAGGACCAGGTTATAGACCGCCTTAAGGTTCCTGTGACCTACGCGGCAGCCATGGGCGGAATGATCTTCAAGCCCTACATCCTGGATGGTGAGATTGTCGTTGACTACATACAGGCGACGAACTTTATTCCTGTTTCCTTCTCCAATAATGGGGAAATCACCAGCTGCATCTTCCCGGAAAAGAGGACCATCGGAGATGATGTATACACGAAGCTTGAGCATCACACGATCTCCGGCAAGAAATACACCATCACCAATACCCTTTACGTGGCCAAGAAAGACTCTGGCTCACTGGGAAAACAGGTGGATCTCGATGTGATTGAAGAATGGGCCAACCTCGCCAGTGAAGCCACATTCACCTTCAAAGATAAAGCGCGTCCCCTCTTCTCGTATTTCAAGATGCCTTTGGCCAACACCATAGACACTGAGAGCCATCTTGGTGTTTCCGTGTACGCTGATGCTGCAGATCTCATCGAGCAGGCAGACAAGCAGTATTCCAGGACCTTGTGGGAGTATGAAGCTGGAGAAATGGCAATAGAAGCCGGCATAGACATGTTCAAAACTGATATGACTCTTCCGGAGAACAACGAAAGACTTTACAGAAAGTACGATACAGACATCCAGGAAGGAAGACCATTTTACGAGGTCTTTAACCCGAATCTTCGAGACGACTCCCTCTGGAGTGGACTCGACAAGATTCTGAGGCGGGTAGAGTTCTCATGCGGCCTTGCCTACGGAACGTTATCTGATACTCAGGTAGTATCAAAAACCGCTGAAGAGATCAAAGCATCGAAGCAGAGATCCTACTCCACTGTTGCTGATATCCAGAAGAACCTTGAGAGCGCACTTGAACAGCTTGTCTGGGCCATGCTCGCGTGGAGAGTTCTCCAGGACGCCATCGATGGATCTACGAGAAATGAACAAGGAAACATAGTCTCATCACTGGCGGAAATCCAGGTGCCTGATGACTATGAAATCTCCTTCGAGTGGGATGACAGCCTCATCGTTGACAGCAAAACCGAGCAAGGCATCATGATGTCTGAGGTAGCTGCATCGATCATCTCTCCAGAGTACTACCTCAAGAAGCGTTACGGCGCCACAGAAGAGCAGATTAAAGAGATGATGGGCGTA